TTTAGATTTTAAACCAACAATAATAGGAATCGGAGTTTACATAGTATCTATGACACAATTAAATGAAGTACTTCAATCTTTACTAATAATAGCTACATTGGTTTATACAGTAATTAAGACAATACAACTTTTAGACAAATACGATAAAAAGAAATAATATGGTAAGAATATTTGAATGGTTAGCACAACAATTTAGAAACTTTAACAGTTGGTTTGTTACTAACTGGAATAACATTATAAAGAAACTACTAATTAAAACAGGTTTATAATTAAACATAGTATGTTAAAAGCATTACTTAATATATTAGGATTTAGTAAAAAAGAAAGTGTAAGTGGTTTAGGACTTGAAATAAGACAACTTCTCAAAGGAAAGGAGATAGACCCTCAAAAGCTTATAGAACTGCAAGGAGAGATTAATAAAATAGAAGCTCAACATAGAACGATATTTGTTGCTGGTTGGAGACCTTTTATTGGTTGGGTATGTGGAGTAGCATTAGCCTATAACTTTGTATTAAGAGATTTACTAATATGGTTTATAGGACCAGAACAAGTACCACCAGCTCTTCAAATGGAGCATCTTATGACTGTTTTAATTGGTATGTTAGGGTTAGGCGGTATGCGTACCTTTGAAAAATTTAATAATAAAACAAATTAATTATGTGTAACTGCGAAGTTTGTATTTGTAAGTAATGCCAAGAAAAGCTAAAGTATCTATATATATTCCTCCTAAAAAGAAGAAGAGACCAGGAGTGCATTCTAAAAACGCTTCTAAAGGTCAAACAGGTTATAAAAAGAAATATCGTGGACAAGGTAAAAAAAGATAAAATAAGATATATACCAATTGATGAAGATCAATTAATATTTTATAAAACTAAACAAAGAGTTAAAAGAAGAAAGAAAGGACATAGAAGTATTAAACAGAATATGTATTAAAAGAAAAGAAAGAAAAAGAGTAAAAAGAAAGAAAAGAAAAAGCCTACAAAAAGAAAAGATTTGTGCTATCTGACCCAACAATATTTCTATTGAAGTTTAGTAATTTTTATCGTAGATTTACAGCTACGTCTTTGCAAATGTAAAAAATATTTTATAATTTTACAGTATGGACTTAAGATATTTTAATTTAGATGAATTTGATTCACCAGATTATCCTGGTAGTGGAGATAAATTTATGGATAGAGAATTTTTATATTGTTTAGATGAAGCAAGAGATATAGCAGGTATACAGTTTAAAATAAATTCAGGATACAGAACACCAGATCACAATAGAAAAGTAGGAGGGGGAACAGCAAGCTCTCATTTAATTGGAAGAGCTGCAGATATTCATTGTACACATACTGGTAAAAGATTAAAGATAATAGAAGCTTTATCTATGGTAGGATTTCAAAGATTTGGTATTGCTAAAACTTTTATTCACGTAGATAATGACGATCAGAAACCTAACGCTATCTGGTTGTATTAGTATTTTTCAGTTAATTGTTTTTTTGTTTCGTAAAGGGGAGTTTTAATTAACTCCCTTTTTTTATTAATATATTTTGTTTATTAAAAATATTATCTTAATTTTATCTTAAATTAAACAATTATGAATATTACAAATAAACTTTTATTAATACAGACAGAGCTAAAAGCTCCGAAGAACCAAAGGAATAGTTTTGGTAACTACAACTATAGAAGTGCAGAAGATATATTAGAGGCTGTAAAGCCTATATCTAAAAAGCATAAGGTTGTTTTTAAAATAAGCGATGAGCTTAAAGAAATAGCTGGAAAGGCTTATATAGAGTCTACAGCTAAAATGATTGATTGTACAGATCCTACTATGCAAATAGAATCAACTGCACAAGCAATAATTGACTTTAATGCAAAAGGTATGCAAGACCCACAAAGAACTGGAGCTGCATCTTCTTATGCAAAAAAGTATGCTATTGGTAATTTATTATTAATTGATGATACTAAAGATGCTGATGCGATGAACACTCACGGTGAAAAACAAAAATCCGTAGTTGAACAAAAACCTCTTTTACAAAAAGATAGTGTTGCTTTTATTAAAGCATCCAAGTTTATAAAAGATGGTGGGAAAATGACAGATATAGAAAAAAAATATCGTCTAACTAAACAAATAGAAAAAGCCTTAACGGCATAAAAATAAATACTATGGCAGCAATTGGAACAATTGGAATTAAAGATAGTAAAGGTACATACAAAAACTTTACTATTGGATTAAACGATGATACTAACCAGTATGGACAAAACATAGCAATTTGGGAAGAGCAATCTAAAGAAGATAGAGAAGCTAAAAAACCAAGAGTGTATATGGGAAACGGTAGAGTCGTATGGACTAATGGCGAGTGTAAAGTAGCAGAAAAACAAACAGAGCAAGTTGGCTCTGGTGATGCTACGGATGACTTACCATTCTAAGTTACAGGGAGCTTCGGCTCCCTTTTTTATTTTATAATGGGTACATTAATGACACAAGAAAAATTACAACAACATCTAAGATTTGAGAAGATCTTAAAAGATAGTTATGTTGATGCTAAGGAAGAAATAAAGGAACCACCTGTTGCAATATCAAAAGGACAATTAAGCAACGGAGAACATATACCTATGGGAACATATGGTAATTTTAGTTTTATATCTGCAGGACCGAAGAGTAAAAAGACATTTTTAGTGTCACTACTTGCTTCAGCTTATTTAGGTTCACACGATATATTTGTAGGCGATTTAAAGGGCTTTAAAGGAGATAGAAAGGTAATACACTATGATACAGAACAAAGTCGTTACCACGCACAAAAGACATTTAAAAGAGTACATAGGATGGCTAAAGATGCAAGTGATTATGAAACGTATGCTTTAAGACAATTTAGTCCAGAAGATAGATTAGATTTTATAGATTGGCATTTAGCTGAAACAAAAAACATAGGTCTTGTAATTATTGACGGAGTAGCTGACCTACTAAACGACATTAATGATCTTGAGAAATCTAATAAAGTAATACACTACTTGATGAAGTGGACACAAGATTACAATATACATATCATTACAGTTATACATTCTAACTTCTATAATTCTAAAGCAACAGGACATTTAGGTTCATTCCTTGAGAAGAAAACAGAAACACAAATAACTGTATCTCCTACAGACGACAATCCTAATATAGTTGTTGTTGACTGTAAAAGAAGTAGGGGTTATTCATTTGAAGCATTTTCATTTGAAGTCAAGAAAGGATTACCGCAAGTATGTAAGATGCCAAGCGGAATTAACCAATTTATACATTCGTGAAATTAAACTTTGAATTAAACATAAGACCTCTTGCTCATCAGTCTTTTAAGATTGGTAGAGGTGGTATTAAGTATAAACCTAAAAAGGTAAAGGATTATCAAGCTTATCTACAAAGATTAGTTACTGAACAATTACCTAAACAATTCTCTATAATTACAGCAGGATCAGAAATTAAAGTTAATTATATAGAATATATCTATGCTTATCCAAAGAGTTTCTCAAAGAAGAAGAGAGTTAAAACATTTAAGACAACAAAACCTGATTTACAGGACAACTTAAATAAAGCTTTCTTTGATGCTTTAGAAGGTCTTGTATATGAACAAGATCAAAATATTGTAGAAATAAACGCAATGAGTAAGTTTTATGGAGAAACTGATAAGATAAGAGTAGAGTTTGAATACTAAAACTATGAATATACAATTTGAATTAATAAAAGGATTTTTAATAGGTGTTGACTATGTTGAAGATATAGAGATACCTGAATATGATACAACAACAGATCTATTAAGGATATGTTTAGGCTTTGTCTTTATACATTTCTTTTTTATAAAATGATGGATTTGTTATCTAAATATCACAAGCTTTGGATTTCTATGGGAATATCTATGGGTATACCATCACATATAGTTGAGGATTTTGTCCAGGAGATGTACCTGCGTTTAAATAAGTATGTTAAGGAACCTAAAAAGATAATGTATAATGAGACTGATATAAACAAGTTTTATGTATACATTACTATTAAGAACTTATACAATGACTATTTAAAACAAAGAAGTAAACATCATATGGTTAGGCTTGATGATATTGAGGTTACTTATGAAATTGTAGAGCCAACTCCTGAAGCACAAAGAAAAGCTGATATTGAAAAGCAAAGAGCTGAAGAAAAATTAATAGATATGATACATAGTGAGGTTGGAAGCTGGGATAGATGGTACGATCAAAAACTATTTAAAGTATATTACGAAACTGATATTAGTATGAGAAAATTATCTAAAGATACTAATATAAGTGTTACATCTATTTTTAATAGCTGTAAGAACTATAAACAAATCCTTAATACAAAGTTTGCAGAAGATTTCCAAGACTATATCAATGGAGATTTTCATTTAATTAAAAAAGATAAAGATGAATAAAATACCACCCAAACCAAACGATAAAAGAACTAAACGTTATAAAGAATGGGTTGCTAAATACGAGAAGGAATCTTCTGGTGTTGGTGACACTGTAGAAAAGATTACTAAAGCTACAGGAATTAAAGCTGCAGTTGACGGAGTGTTTGATGCACTTGGAAAAGATTGTGGATGTAATGAGAGAAAGAAAACTCTAAATAAAATGTTTCCCTATAACAAACCTAATTGTTTAACACTTGAAGAACATTCTTTCTTAACTGATTTTTATTCTGCAGAAAAGACTCAAGTAACAGGTCAAGAACAAAAAGATATATTAAGAATATACAATAGGGTTTTTAACTATAATGATAAACCAACAACTTGTGGTAGTTGTTTTGCTGGTAAGCTTAGCAAACTTAAATCTTTGTTCGATGAATATAATGGTTGAGAAAGATCTATTTGAATATCTTAAAGAGAGGGTTTATCCTGATTTAGTTATGAGTACAAATCCTATTAGTAGATGGGATTGTTATAGTCCTGTTAAACAGCATAGGATAGAACTTAAATGTAGAAAGACTCACTATGACGAGTTAATAGTTGAGAAGGCTAAGTTCGCAGCATTACTTGATAAAGCAATAGATAACTTTGATGTTCCTATGTATATTAATTCAACACCAAAGGGTGTTTATAGATGGAACCTATTCTTTCAGAATCCTCATTGGTTTAAAAAGTATTTACCTAAAACAACAGATTTCTCTAACACAAATAAAATAACCAAAGAAATAGCAATGCTACCTGTTTATGGTGCAGAAGTATTATGAGTAAAGATAAACACACACAAAGAAAAAGTATGCCAGTTTATACTGGAGTATTAAAGTATTTTCCTAATGCACTTAAGTATGTAAGTAAAGTTAGTTTAGCAGGCAATGACCAACATCATCCTGATAAGCCACTGCATTGGGATAAGAGTAAGAGTAAAGATCATTTAGACGCACTAACAAGACATCTAATTGATGCTGATAAAATAGACGATGATGGATTACTTCATCTGGGAAAAGTAGCTTGGAGAGCTTTAGCTGCATTAGAAGATTATATAGAAAATAGTAAATAATATGAAAGTAAGAGTAAGAAGAAAAAATAGACATAAAAAAATTACAGATAAATATTCTACAATTATAAATTCTGAGTATGAAAAAAGAGGACACTTCTTTGTAAAGAATAAAGACGGTGAGTATGTGTTTGAGAATTTTGATTCTAAATACAGGGAAGCGAATGAAATATATAAAGAATCAAAGAAGTGAATTACAGGAAAAAATATGAATTACATCACAATATTAAGTTAGCTAAAGATTATGATGTTCATCATATAGATTGGAATCATCAAAACGATGATATAGATAATTTAATACATATTCCAAAATTAGTTCACGTAGTGATTCATCAAACTGGATATTTGAATAGAGAAGAAATAAACAATTTAGTAGAGTTGTATAATAAAAACACAAAAAATGCCAATACCTAAACCCACACCAACAGAAACGGAAAAAGAATTTCTACTTAAAAAATTAGATTTATGAAAAAAGATATAGCAAAAGAATTAGAAGAGTTTGCACTTATAATAAGAGATAGGTACTCTAACAAACATAGAGCAGGTAACTTTAACAACGAAACATTTGAGATGGAAGAAATAATTCCTATGTCAGATCATACAGCTACAATAATATTTAAAAAAGATACAGGTAAGAAAGCTGCCTTTTTTTTCTATTATATAAATATGGGAAGAAGCAAAGGTTGGAAATACTTTGTTCCTACAGACAGTCACATACTTGGTATGTCTAATTTTAGCTTTTATAAAATGCAAGTAGAAAGAGACAATTACAAACATAACTTCAATAAATAGTTGCTTGTTAATTATTTGTTCATTATATTTGTACTATGATTAGATTATTAGACGGTAAGGAATGGGAAAAGAAAGAGTTGTTAGACAGAATGGATGACGATAGTTTTTACTATGGTTATCTTGGTGAAGCAGCTTTATCTTCAAGTAGTATAAAAAGTTTATATGAATCTCCTGTTAAATATAAAAGCTATTTAGCTAAAGACAATAGCAATGTACCTGCACTGAGAGAGGGCAGACTATTTCATACTTTGGTATTAGAATATGAGAAGATACCAGAGAGATATATATTTGTAGATGCAAGTACAAGAAACACCAACAAGTATAAAGATGCTAAAGCAGAGAATCCAGGTATGGAGATAATGCTTAAGAAAGAACTTAGTTACTTTCAATATCTTGTAAAGTGTTTAGAGTCTAACTATGAAGCAAGTGAATTACTTCGTGGTGGTGCAGCAGAACTTCCTGGTATAGGAGAGATAAATGATTTTCCCTTTCGTTGTAAAGCTGATTATTTAACAACAGATAGAATTGTAGATGTAAAGACTACAAATGATATAGGGTCTTGGGTATATACAGCGAGACATAAATGGCACTATGACGTACAAGCCTATATATATATGGAACTCTTTAATGTACAAAACTTTACATTTTTAGTTATAGATAAGGGAAGCGGTGAGATTGGGATATATGAATGTAGTGAGGAGGCGTTAGAAAGAGGTAAGAAGAAAGTTGAGATCGCTTGTAATAATTATAGAAATTATTTTTATGATAAGACTAAGAATGTAAATGAGTACGTTAGAAAAGGATACATATAAAGAAAAGATAGAGAAAAGTTATTACTTAACATTAAGAGATTTAATAATGGGTATAACTTATGAAGAGCTAATTGAAGATATGTATGAGTTTGAAAGAAAAGAAATGTATGAACTTTGTGCAGGAATTAAGAAAGCTCTTCTCTATGCAGAAGAAAAAACATATAGTGAAATAAAAATAGAGTTAGAAGATAATGACACAAAAATCGAATATTAGTATATCGCAAATTGAGTTAGCAGTAACTAAAGAACTTGGTATTAATATATCAAGAAATACAAGAAAGAGAGAATTTGTTTATGGTAGAGCTATTTACTTTAAACTGTGTAGAGAATTTTCTCATTCAACACTTTTAAGTATAGGTAAGTCTGTTGGTAGAGATCACGCATCAGTATTACACGGACTCTTTGTTTTTGATGTAATGGCTTTACATAAAGATACAGTCTTAAACGTATATACAAGAATAAGAAACAAACTACTGGAAGAGAATGAAAATGATCTAAAGAAGTTTAATGATGAAAACTATTATAAAATTAAGTATAACAAACTCGTAGAAGAATATCAAGAGTTACAAAAAAAATATGATTTAATAAATGAAACGCAAGAGGTCTAAAGAACAAATTGATGCACACAACAAAAAATGGAGTTTACCACCTTATGGTGGATTATATAATCAAGCAGCTGCAAGATGGTGTTTGGAAAAAGGATATAAGATTTATCCTGAACCTATTCCTGGTTGTATTGGTCGGTGTGTTAAGTTTAATCTTGTGGTAGATTTTAAAGGTGTCAAGAAGAAAGGCACAAAGATATATTCTGACAAAGAATGGTCAGATGCAATTTGGAATATATATAAGTTTTTATACGAAAAAAATGGGGAGAAAACCAAAACAGTATAAGTATGTCAAAGATAATGATGGACGAAGAAACAATGGACGCAAGCCAGGCGTTAGAAACGTGCCTGTTGTACGACCCACATCTTCTGCTGCTCTTAATGATGCCAAACGAAAACGGGTCGGAATCTATGCACTTAACGCAATGGCTAAAGTATTCGGATCAGAAGAAGAAGCTTGGGAATCATTAGCCGAGCAAGCTAAACAATCCTTCCCACATCTTAAATTACTCTTTGAATATAAATATGGTAAGCCACTTGATAAACCTGAAGAGAAACAACAGAAGGTTAACATTAATATTAAGAATCTATTTACTGGTACACAAGAGGAAGATAATACTATAGAGCTTGACACAGATGAAGAAGCCAGTACTCAATAATAAATACAATTCATTAGGTAACGACTCAAGATACTTTGTAATGACAGGAGGTAGAGGAAGTGGTAAGTCATTTGCTATAACTACCTTCTTAGCTTTTCTTACATTTGAAC